ATGGTCCTATCTAATTTTTATAATCATATCCTATTCCAAATAGCATACACTAATAATTTGGATGAAATAGAAAAAGATAGGACATTGTGTGCGATTAGAGATGGTAATTGTACACATATTATAAAAAACTTAAAAATGAGATTTGATAGTAAGAAGACTGTTTTAAGAACAATAAGTTATTACATGGATATTGCATGTGAAATTAATAATGCATATCTTTCATTTACAAATACTTCTTTAATAAATGAATATTTTTATGTGTATAGATTTATAAGTATTAGTCCTAATTTTTTTGGAAAAGATATTCTGCATCCATCTATGATATCTACATCATGGAATTTAGATTTTGTAAAAAATTGGGCATTAGATAATTCTAATAAATTTAGAGAAGGAATGTTTCAAAAAATTAAAGTTTCGAGGAAATGTAATTTTCTTACATCATCTTTTCCTATAAATACATATATTTGGACTGAAAATGTCAAATCTGTTAGTAAATGCTTCATGAAAATAGATGATAATATTTTAGAAAATTTTAAGAAACAAAATGATATTATAAAAAGTGGTTTAGGTAAGAATAGATCAAAATATGAATTAATAAATCAATTAGAGGCAGAAGTTATTTTACCTCCAGGTGAAATGAAATTTGTTAGAGTAAGTCAATTAGAGCAAATAGATTTATTTGAGTATGATTTTTTTGAAACTCCAAAAGAATTCATAGAAGATAAAATTGATTACTGTATAGAAAAAGGAACAATTTTGTAATTATCTTACAATTGAGTCATAATGTCTACTATCAATTGAAAACACTTCTATATTATAATTAACAAAATTGTAAAAATATTTTTTGTTTGTAGTATCTTGAGAGATATTGTCTGGTGTAATTTCATATATACCTTTTTTTCTACTTTCATCATCATATGCTTGATATATAATTAATTTAGGTATACCAAATATTTTACATACCATATTTCTTGCTAAGCCATCAATTGCATAATTATTCATATGATAATCTGGAATTTTATGATATTCATGATCTGAATTATTAAATGACCATTTATCTCTAATACATTGTCTAATTGCATGTTGTGCAAATAATCCAAAAAATGCATTGTTATTATTAAAATACATTGGAATATTAGGATTATATAAAATCAAACTTTCATTTATTGGCAAGTCATATTCAGAACATAAAGTAGTTACTATATTTATAAAATTATTAAAATCTTTCTGATATAATGAAACAAGAATTGAATGAATTAAACAATTAGAATCTCCTGGAACAATAATAATATCACTATAATTTAAAAATTCATTTTGAATGTAATCTTTATCTTTCATTTTAGATTCATTATTTGAAAAATGAAAAGAAATAATTTCATTATTTGGCATATAAATATAAGACGTTGCTTGGACTGCTAATTCTTTATCGATATTCATTTTATAAATATAATTAAAAAAATTATAGTCAAGTATCAAAAAAATCAATTTTCTATAAAAATTGATTTTTCATACATATATAATTTAATAAATATAATAAAATATATATAGGATGGAAAAAGTTAAAGGTGCACTAATTTCTAACTATGCAAATAACCCCCCTCAAAATATACAGGCTGAAAAAAATAAAAGTAAAAAAAAGAGATGTTTAAAATGTAATAAGAAATTAGGATTACTACCATTTAATTGTAAATGTGGTAATTTATTTTGTTCTGCATGTAGACATCCTGAAGCACATGAATGCAAGTATGATTTTAGAGCGCAGGCGAAAGAACAAATTTTAAAAGAAAATCCTGTTATAAAGTTTAATAAAATAAATCCAATTTAAATATCTTGCTCTAATTTTTTTTTATTATCAAAAATGTGAACAGATGTTTTTTCATCTGAGAACTTTTTATTTTTTAATTTATTATATAATTCATGAAATTTTGAAAGTAAATCTGTGTAATTGACTTTTACACTATGACCCCAAATAAATGTCTTCACAGTTTTTCCGTCCCATTTTGAAAGTTCTGTTAATTTTTTTGAAATTCTTTCATAATTTTCAACAAAATACTTTTCAATAACTTCTTGGAAATAAGGAAAATGACTTTTATTTGTTAACATTTCATACATTGCAAATTCATGTGTATGAAATCGAATATATTCATTATATTCAATTGCTCTAGGATCATCAATTTTTGTATTTTCAAAACTTGGCTCATTAATCATGGGATGTATATCCATTAAACTCTGAATTGACAGAAGTAATGATTTTAATGTTTGAACGGAACTCCATTTAGGACCACTCCATGTTCCTATGATTGACAAACATACCTTACCTCCTTCATATAAATTAGGATTAAATCTAATTTTTTGATTTATCGTCTCAAATTTTGCACTTGGATGATGAAATGGGTATGATTCAGGAATATCGATAGTAAAGTAGAAAAAACCATCTTCATATGGAGTTCCTTCTGGGCCAATAATTAATGCCCTAATTTTTGTAATATTTTGTTCATCATACCAAATATGAATTTTGGGATCATAATCAGATGATATTTCTGAAATGTCTGAAATTATACGTTTAATATAAATTTTACTCCTTGTCCTTCTTGACATATTATAATAATAAATATTTAGTTTTTTAAATAGTTGTTAACTTATTCAATTTTATTTTAATTGGCTTTAAAAGAAAAATTTAAATATATTTATTAATATGCCTACGGGGAAATATACAGATAAATTATTTAAATTACTTGAAAGTACTCGCGTTAGGAGAGATGAAAAGACCTCACATTATTCAATGGGAACACCAGTAGGTTCTTTTTATATATCCGGTAGTAAAAGAGATAGATTAAATAGACTTATTTCCAGATCAATTCAAGAAGGGTCAGTATTGCATATATTAGAGTCTCATAGGAGCCAAGGACCTATAATATTTGATATTGATATAAAATATTCAGCAGATACTAATGGGAGAAAGTATACGTATGATCATATTTTAAAAACTGTAGAGGTATATAATTCAGTAATTAACAAATACTTAAATGTGGATGATGAATATAAACACTGTTTTATAACTGAAAAAAAACGACCAAACAAAGTTCATGATGGCGTATATAAAGATGGGTTCCACGGAGAATATCCTAATATCTGTGCTTCAAACCAATTACAGCATTTGATAAGAATTGAGGTTATAAAAAAATTTATTGAAAATGATTATTACAAGGATATTAATTATACAAATAAATATGAAGATATTTTTGATGCAGCTATTATTGAAAATAATGGGTGGTTTGTTTATGGTTGTTGTAAGCCAAAAAGGGACCCATATATATTAACACATATTTTAGATGGAAAATTAAATGACTGTGATATGAAAAAATTTAATATCAAAAACTTACCACAAATATTAAGTATTAGAAATTTTGGAAAAGAAGATAAGACTAAATATAATAACAATTTTGATGATGAAATAATTAAAAAAGAGTTTCTTAAGCTAAATATTAAAAAAAAGAAAACATCTACAAGTAGGAAAAGAAGTAGAGAATATAGTGAAGAAGATATTGAATATGCTCAAAAACTTGTAAAGTTATTTAATGTAGATAGAGCAGATAACTATCAAACATGGATGGAGGTTGGATGGGCCTTATATAATATTGACGATTTGTTACTTGATAACTTTATTGAATTTAGCCAAATCAGTCCTAAATTTAAGTTAGGGGAGTGTGAAAAGTTATGGGACAAAATGAAAAATGAAGGAACTAGAGGTGTAGGATTAGGGTCTCTAATTAAATGGGCAGAGAATGATAATCCAGAAGAATTTGAGAAATTAAGGGAATCTGCCGAAGAAAATATTATACGAAAATCAATATCAGGAACAAGCGGTGACGTTGCCAGGTCTTTTTATCATATTAATAAAGGTAAATTTATTTGTGCGTCTATTAAACATTCAGCATGGTATGAGTTTAGAAGTCATAGATGGCAAACAATAGATTCTGCTAGAACTATTATGTTAATGTTAAATGACGTATATCCACAAAAATATAAAAAGGTGGCTGATTATTATTATTATAGAAGTCAACAGTTAGAAGGGGAAGAAAAAAAATTATTTGAAATAAAAAGGGAAGCTGCATTAAAAACAGCTGAAAAGCTTACAACTAATAAATTTAAAAAAGAAGTTATAGATGAATTAAAACATAGATATTACGATGAGGAATTTTATAATAAATTAGATGAAAACAAAAACTTACTATGTTGTAAAAATGGTGTATATGACTTCAAACATGAAATATTTAGAGAAGGTTACCCTGATGATTATATTTCATTATGTACAAATGTAGATTATATAGAATTTTCTCCTGAAAATGAAAAGTTAGATCAAATTAAAACTTTCTTTAGTGAAATTCAACCTGAGGAAGATATGTGTGACTATATTTTAGATTATTTTTCTAGTTGTTTAGTTGGCCATTCACCTGATGAACTGTTTCATATATGGACTGGTTCTGGTGGTAATGGTAAATCACTATCAATTGGTTTATTTCAATCTATCATAGGTGATTATGCTGCTACAATTAATATTACTTTATTAACAAATAAAAGAGCAGCTTCAAATGCTGCCTCGCCAGAAATGGCAAATTGTAAAGGTAAGCGTTTTGTAGTATTTCAGGAGCCAGAAAATGACGATAAAATTCATGTTGGTCATATGAAAGAATTAACAGGTAATGATAAAATTTCAGCTCGTGCATTGTTTAAGGAACCAATAGAGTTTTTTCCTCAGTTTAAAACAGTATTAACTTGTAATAAACTTCCGTTTATTCCATCAAATGATGGTGGAACATGGAGACGTTTAAGAGTTGCACCTTTTGAAATGAAATTTGTTAATAATCCTAAGGAGCCTTATGAAAGAAAAAAAGATAGATATTTGAAAGATAAGATGGATAATTGGAAAGAAGCGTTCTTATTTTTATTAGTGAATAGGTATGTAACTAGATTTAAGGTAAACGGTCTAAAAGAGCCAGAAAAAGTAAAAGAGTTTACCAATGAATATCAAAGACAAAGTGATATATACTATGAGTACATTAGTGAACAATTGCAATTAACAGGAAATTCAAAAGATAGAATTAATTTAACAACAATGTATAATGACTTTAAGATGTGGTATAAGGAAGCACATACAGAAAGAAAGATACCTGCACGAGGCGAATTTAAGGAAAATATTGAGGAGAAGATTGGAAAAATGAAGAGTAATGGATGGCGAGGAGTTCGTTTTGGATTGGAGAAAAATGATACAGATTCTGACTCTGACTCTGATTGTGAAAATCAAAAAAATATTTTTGCAAAATAAATTTCTTAAATTATAATATATAAATGCAACTAACTTATAAACATATAGTTTTGGCTTTATTTGTTATAGCTATTATTTATTTTATGACATCTGGTAGTAATATAGAAGGGTTAGAAGATGAAAATCCAGAACAAACTATAGATAAAATTACATTTAATGCAGATAAATTCTTACAAAATTTAACAGAAGATGACGCAAAACAAATGCTAGTATCAAATCAGTTAATGCCATGGGTAAAATTTATGGAAGATGCTGAAGCAAATGAACTTTATGAAAAACTTTTTAATAATGAAAATAATGGTGATATGATGTTAAAAGACTTAATATCAACAATTTTAGATGATGAATTAAGTAGTTATTTACCAAGTAAGCCTAACGATTTAGTAGGGTTATATAATGAAGTTCAAAATAAATTAAAAGAAAAAACAAATAGTGAAATAAATGAATACGGAGAACAATTTGGTTTTCTAAAAACAGCTAATAGCCTAAGTTTACCATCTAATTCTGACTTAATAAATAATATAAATACATTTTTAGGTAATAATAAAAATAAGTTTAAGAATGACTTGTCAGTATCTCATTCAGGATCAACAGCCGTAGTTCCATCAAAAAATGTATCAAAAGCAGATGCACAAAAATTAATTGATTTAGGCATTGACGTTAATAGTATTAATTTAGAGAACTTTCCAAACGTTTTAAAATACCGTGTAAGAAATAATCGTGATTATGTAGCAAATTCAATTGCTAACATTATAAATTCAATAGCTTTCAAAAAAGGTTTAGAATGGAAAAAAGTTAATGTAAATGGTAAAATTATTTCTGATACTACAGTAAATCCAAGTAATGTTTTATTAATGAAGAAGTCTAAAATAGATAGATTAAGAAATATAGAATTAGAATCTATTAAAAGACCATTAAATTTATTACCATCAAATTTTAGTGATACAAAAAAACAACATATATATGACATTCTATTAAATATAGATAACAATGAGTATAATAGTGAGGATACAGTTTTGAATACTAACTTTACTAATTCTCTTGGCCAAATAGTTTGGTCGGAACCAGCAGCAAATGCAACTAATGAAGAAAAAGCTGCTTACCAAAATAAAATTATTAATGTGCTAGAACATTTAAAACCTGAAAATGCGTTTGTATTAAATCCTGCTAACTTTATAAGAAAGAGTCAATTTGAGGAAGTTGATGAAATGGGTTTACCATTATTTATGCATGATCCTTATCCAGAACCAGTTAATACAGCAAGAAAAATTTTTAGAAGTGGGGATACTAAAGGTGAACTTCAAAATAATGAGTCAATAATTATTCAAGAGGGTGATAATCAAGTAGCAATCTTAAAAAAAATTGAAGGGTTATATTATGTAAATGATAATGGAGAATGGGTTAATAAATCATTTACAAATCAATTTACTTGGAATGTTCAAGATTTAGAAAATATCGGTAAAAATCTAAGTGGCAACGAAGAGAAAAATGAACTTAGATTTGATGTTATAGCATTAAATATAGTCTTAGGGGAAATAGGTAAACAAAGTTCAAAAGATTTGTATTATCATACAAATGACAATGAATTACCATTACCAATTAAATATGTAGATCCATATCCATTAAAATGGAAAGGTATATCACAAAGAAATTACGCATTAAATGAATCATTAGAACCAGGTGTTAACCCAGAAGTTGTAGAATTTAAGAGAATGAAAATTAATGGAGCTGATTTAGTTGAATCTAATAATAAAGGTGCATTACAAGACAATGAAGTAATCGTTGGTAGAAATGAAAATATACTTGTAAAGATAGTTTATGAAGATGATGTTAGAAAATACGTAGATGTTAATAGTATTGAATATACAAATGTAGATATTTCTGAAAGAACAGGTAAAATAGGCTGGAAAGTAAATTTCTTGAAAAATATGTTTGAAAATACAAATTCTGATGTTATTAAAAAAGAACTTACAATTTTAAATCTTTTAATTTTAGCAAAAGGTAAATCAGAAAATACAAGAAAAAATAAATTGTTACCAACTGGTCCTAGAAATAAAGTTTCCTTGGTAATTAAAAATCCTCCACAAAATGCAAATGATAAATTATCAGATTCAGATAAAACTAGAGTAATTGAAAGTATTGCTCAAGGATTAAGTGACTATAATCTAATTGCAAGTGGTTCAAGTAAAGATATATCTGCAGCTCAAGTTAAAGAAATGAATAGATTAAATTTAGCATCATTAGTAGAAAATGGAATTCAAAGGGTTGAACGTCTATTAATTAATAAAAAAGCTTTATCCAGATCAAAATATCCAGATGGTCCTGTATTACAAGATTCCGAATTTAATGAAATAAAATTCTTATATATGTCAGATGTTTTAAGATTACAAAAAGCGATATTTGGTGGATTTAATAATTATATTGAACCAGAAGATGGTTTACAAGATTTAATATACGCTAGTTTTAGATTTAAGTTAATTTTAGAGTCAAAACAAGATGAATCTGGACAATTTTTATTAGATAGAGCCAGTCCACAAGATAAATTAGAAATTGAAAATATAATTAATGGAATTAATTCAGTAGATTATGAAAATATTAAATTAGATGATAAAAACTCAGTTCAAGAAGGAATAGTAAATTTAGGTGTTACAAACGATAAATTAGTTAAAGTTTATGAATATATGAATATAGATGAGTACTTCTCAGTTAAATTAGACTTGGGTAAAGATGTTGATTTATTTGAAGATGTACATAAAAAAATAGATGATAATAAAATAACTATTAGAAATGAACTATGTGAAATGAAAAAGCAAGCTTATTTTAATTCAAATTTAGAAGGTATAGTAAGAGATGAGTGTGGTGATAATTGTGATGAAAAGGAAGTTTATGACAAAGTATGTGACTTAAAAGTCAATTATAAATGTGATGTATCAGATGAAGAAATTTTAGAAAAATATAATTATATTAATGCTACAAATGGTGTAAATGAAGTAAAAGCTAGATTATTTTCTATGACAAATGAAAAGAAAGTGCAAGTTATAAATGCTATAAAAGATAATATTGAAGCAAGACAAAATGCAAACGATGTAAATTTACTTAATGATATCAGAACAACAGTTAATTTAACAACTACATTTAAAGATATTAAAATGTTACACTTTGATGCAAGGAAGGTTATCCAGTCACAAGAAGGAGAACAGGTAGTAGAGGGATTTTATAATAACTTTAATATAATAGGTGGATATAGTAAAGATAATAATTATTCTAAATTCTATTAAATAAATTGAAAGTTTAAAATATTTAAATACACTTATATTATATATATAAATGTATTTCTGTCCTAAGTGTAACTTCCTGCTTGATATTACCAAAAAGGTAGCGGATCAAAATATTAATGAGATTAATTCAATTGATGAATTCATAGAAAGAAGTTTAAACAATGACTTAGATAATGTTCTAAAACTTAAATTTAATAATGCTGATTTATTAAAAAATAGTAACTTTAAAAAGTTATCATTTGAAGAGCAACAAATAGTTAAAAATAAATATGATATTTACACAAAAGATAATATAGTTAATGCATATTTTTATTGTGGTAACTGTAATTACAGCACAAAGTTAGAAGGAGGAACTATAATTTTTAAAACATCGACAACTACTAATTTAGAAGAAGATGACAATGTTTTAATATCTAGAATTTTAGATAAAACTTTACCTAGAACAAAAGATTTTATTTGCCCTAATCAAAAATGTGAAACAAATAAAAAATTAAATAGTAAAGATAGAGAAGCAGTATTTTATAGGCCTTATTCTAATAGTTACGGTCTAAAATATGTATGTTGTTCGTGTAAAACATCTTGGAATCCATATTTTGCTTCTGCATCTAAATAATTTTATTAAATTGAAAATTAAATTATTTAAATGTAAATTATTATATATATAGTATAATGGCAGATTCACAAACTATTACATTAAATGAAAATGATTCAGAAAATGAATTCGAAATGATGGATTCTGAAGCATTAGATAATATTGATGATGAGACTATAGATGAAGAAGAAAATAATGAAGATGAAGATTCTATTAATGATGAGGATGAGGATGGAGAAAATAGCTATGAAGTATCTGAGAAAATAGATGATATTAAAACAGATAATTCAATATACGATGACAATGATACAGACATCTTTGAACAAATAGATCCAGAAATAGAACTAAAAAGAAATCTTAAAGTTCCTGATAATGAAAGAATCACTATTCCTAAATTAACAAAATATGAAAAAGTAAGATTACTAGGAACCAGAGCTAAACAAATATCTGATGGTTCGAAAGTATTTATTAAAAGTAAAAAAGTTAGAAATGCTATGGATATAGCTGAATTAGAACTAAAACATAAAGTTATACCATTAAAAATAAAAAGACCTTTGCCAAATGGTAAGTATGAAATTTGGTCTATTAAAGAATTAGAATTAGTTTAATTTATATTTATTATTAAATAAAAAATATAAATTTTAACATGAAAATCCTAAACCTACCATTCCTTTAGTCACAACTAATAAATTATAGTTAATTGCATATATTTTGATTATATAATCAGACTTATGCTCTTTATTATTCATATTAAGAAGTAATCTTGCACTATCAAAGCAGCTAAAATTACAAGTTCCAGTAGGTTGTATATCTTCTGGACGAAAACTAAAACTATATGAATAAACAAAATTATTAGGACATTTAGTGTGATACTTATATGGCTGATATAATCTAAAATATTTTGCTGGTAATGGCATCATTCTATCATTACCATTAAATTGTAAAATAGCTGTATCAAATATATCAACTATTCCAGCTGAAGAAAAGTTTTTTGTATTTGAGTAATTAAACCAATCGTTACCATATGTAAAATCTTCTTCATCATTGTCATTATCCGATCTAATTAATACGTCAGATCTTTGAACAGCCCAGACAACTTCTTTAACAGGATGAAAAAAATTTAATTTAATAATAGGGTTTTTATTATTTTGATGGAAATAATAATCTCCATTAGATTGAACTTGTTCAATCAAATAAAAATGATTTTTTTCGGAAAATTTCTTTCTTTCATTCAAATCTAAATAAATAAAATCAACGTATAACTCAGCATGAAAAGAAGGAATCAAAGGCTCTGCATTTTTTTTATTAGATATCCATAATTGATCAAATGGTCTCCATTTTATATTTAATTTTATTTCATGACCAGTTATAGCTATTACTGGAATAGACAAACCGATATTTTTACAAAACCAAAAGTTTGTAGGAATTAATAAATCTAATTCCCCATTAAATGAATTAATATTATAACCAGAATAATCTTTTTTCCCAATTAATTCATTGTATGCATTTCTTTTTTCTACATTTTGTGTTAATTCAGACCATATTTCAAACCATTCACCATATTGCTTATCTATCTTATAACCACCTATTTCCAATTCTACATATTCAATCAATGCATGTCCTATAGAATTTACCCAAGAAAATATAGTTTTTGTATTACATTTATTACATGGACATTTCATATTTAAATCTTTAACACAAATATTATTAATATTTTTTTCATTCAAAGATCCTAATTTAACTCTTATAGCTATATCTGAAATTAAATCTCCGTCTTTACTAATTGTACAAGAATTCATACTACCAAAAGAAATACCACCAGAAAATATTTGTGATTTAACTTCCATAGCAAAATTACTATGTCTTTTATAAACAGATTTAAAAAATGTAATTTCAGGGTCTCCAGTTAAAAATTGATCTTGCTCACCAACGGCAATTAATTGTATTAATCCACCTCCCATAAATATATATAAAATATAAAATATATTTAAATTTTTTTCTTAAAGATAATCTAAATTATATATATGAATCATAACCAAGATGTTGCATATAATTCAATTAAAATTATTTCAAATACAGACTCTTATGATAAAAAATCAGGATCTATAGTAATTAATGGGGGAATTGGATGTAAGAAAACTATACATTGTGAAACTATTTGTGCTAAAGACTCTTTTTTTAATAACGTAACTATAAATGGAGCAATTAATAATATTAAATTTGATAATTTTAGTGCAGAAACTGGTAATATTAATAATTTAAATAATCAAAATATAAATTCTAATGAAATAGAATCTGAATTTATAAAATATAATATATTAATTCCTTCTAATGAAGAAAGTTCTATTGGAACAGAAGATAAAAAAGTTAGTATAGTTGGTAATAAAATTACATCTGAAGATGCATTTTTTAAAAAATTAAAAGTTATAGATTTTACAATTGATAGCTTTAATTTTGATAAATTAATTCCAAAAAATTATAATTCTCAAGTAGGAAATGAAGAATATAGAATTAATCTATATTCTAATAAAATAAATTCTAACTTTGGAAAATTTAATGAAGATTTATATGCTAAAATTATAAATGGTGAAAAACTTAATATTTATAACGATATTTCATTAACTAACGATTATAAAAATAAAAAAATTTTGACAACTAACTCTAATGAAAGTAGAATTGATATTAATGCAGAAGTTATTAACATTTGTAATAGGTATAATAATATCAAAATATCAGATGATGGTATTAAATTAAGTGGATTAACTATTTTAGATCATATTATTTTAGATATGAATAAATATGAAAAGAAATTTATATATCCAAAAGAAAGTCTTATATTTTTAACTGGTTCAAGATGTCACGATATTATACTATCAACTCAATCTAATGAAAATGATGTGCAGTCAGTTGTTAGAAATGGAACATATGTTAAAATAGTTAATTTATGTAAGATTAATGTTATAATCAATGAATTTATATTAAATAATAATGGTAATTATTATGAATTTATTTTTATTCAAGATAAATGGATTTGTTTAAATAAAGGTAAGTCAAAAAGTAATAATATAATTACAATTGTAGAAGAAAAACCAAAATGTGTATGTGATACTGAAGATGAAACTATTGAAGAATCTTCATATTGCGAAATAGATAGTGATGAAAAATTCAGTATTAATGATTAATTTAAAATATTAATATATATATGACATATGTATTATATGATTCTAAAACTAATAAAAAAATTAATCTAAAAAAAATAAATTTAGAACATAAAAATAAAATTATTAATGGTGAATATTATATTAAAAATTTAACAAAAGATATTCAAAAAGAACTATCTTACGATGAAGAATATCTACCATTATTTGATATTATCAATAATGAAATAAAATTTATTAATAAAACTAATATTTATAAATCAATAAAACAAAGTCATTATAGGGTATTAAATCAAGATTTAATTAATTTTTTTAAGAAATATGATTATGATAAAAAACTTATCGATGTAGTTAATTTATTTAACTTTGATATTTTAGAATCTTCATTTCTTAAATTTGTATTTTATAACTCTTATGAAATTGGCGCAGATATAAGTTATTTTAAAAATCCAGCGTTTATAAAAAGTTATGATATAAAACCATTTTTAAAAAAGTCATCTATTGTAAATACTGCTCTAAATACATCTATTTTAACATTAAAAGATTTACCTATATCAAATAGTAAACTTGAACAAATATATGACAAGATTAAAAATACTTTATTTACTGATGATATTCTTTTATCTCATATGAAATTAATTAAAGATAGTAAATTAAATGGTTTGATAAATTTTTACACTTTTTATGGATCTAGTTTTTTAAATAATTATTTAAGACAAAAACATAATGTATCAGAAGATAATAATTTTATTAGTCAGATCAATAAATTAAATAATTTAATAAAAGACGTACCAAAATTAGAATCACCTAAACTAGTATTTCGTTTTATTAATGATGATTCTTATTTAAATTTAAATAAAGTAGGAGATACGTATATAAATAATTCTTTTATGTCTTGCACTAGAAAACCAAACATTAATGCAGAAAATAATGAATTTGGTTTTATTTTATTAAAAATAAATTTAACTGATAAATTTAAAGGATATTTTATTTCTATAGAAGCAAGTAGTGTTTTTCCTCATGAAAAAGAAATAATTATACGACCTGGAGTAAAGTTTAGATTAAAGTCAATAGATGACAACGTAGAATTTTATTTGTTTGAAAATAGAACTAAATATTTAAGAAATATTAAGAAAAAATATGAGTTAGAAATTGTAGATATTTTAGATTGGAAAATTCCAAAATATGACTTATTAAAAATACCTGAAATAGATTTAAAAAATTTAGTATTGGATGGAAGCATTGGTGAAGAAAAGGTTGATTTTTTTGTAAATAAATATTGTAGAATTAATAGTTCTTGTTACATAATTTTACCAGATGGATCTAAAAAACTATTTTATTGTAATTATTATAATAGCACTGAGCTATATAATAAATTTTATTACTATAAAACTATAGAAGGATTTTTTATGTTATCATTTGATAAAAATCAAAATATTGATATATTTATTGAATTTGGGGATGAATTAATTGTTAATTATCCATCAAAATATTTATCTATTAATGAAATGAATGATACAAAATTAATATCAGCATTACTTGCTAATACATTTGAAATAGAAATGGTTAGATTATTTCCACAATTTAAATCTATTAATTACTTTATCAATAAAAACAACTTAATTTATGAAAATATAAAATTTAATAAGTTATTATACGATATTATCCACAATAAAACAAAAGATAACAATATATATAAATTCAATTCTATTAAAAGTTATTTAAATGACAAAGTAAATGAAAAAAATATACAATTTTCATTAGGTAAACTTTTTGAAAAAAATATCACTTATAAAGACTTTATTAAAAAAATATTCAAAAACTATAACTATATTAAATTTTTAAATATGAGCTTACCAACTAACATATTATACTGTCACTACATTTATAATGCTTATGAATATTTACTTGATTATAACATTATTAATGTAAAATCTATGGCTAGTATATATTCCATTCTTAATAAAGAAACTAATTTAGACGTAGATGATCATGCTAAAATAGATTTTAATAGGGAAAACATTGTAAAAAATTGAATATATAGTAAGTTCTTAGTTTTAAATTATTAATTAAAAATGTCTTTAATTAATAATAAATGCGTTGATAATAAATGGATTTCTGTTGTCAAAAATGGCAAATCATCTTATAAAAAGAATAGTAAAAAAAGAAGTTTTAAAAATAAAAAATTTAATACTTTTAAAATTAAAAAGGATAAAATACATTTTATTCCTTATAAATTAAAAACATTAATTGATAATTTATTTTCCAGAGGTCTGACAGCAAATTGTTTCTTTGAAGAAATTAATAAGAAAGTTGATGAAAATTCTAATATTTTTACGAGTGTAATAATTTATATTATTAATGAAGCAGCTGCATTAGATAAATTGGATGTTATTGAATTTATTTTGAATAAGGTAAGAAATAGATATATTATAGTTAATACAAAATCAGGTTATATGGAATATACACCTATTTTTAAGTCTGCATACAGAGGATCAATTAAGGCATTAAAAATGTTATGTTGCGCTGGTGCAGATTTGAAATCAAAAAATAAACTAAATGAAACTGTAATGGAAGCATTAGAACAAGGAAGAGTTGATGCAATAAATAAAGATCCTGATTATGAAATTTTTATAAATGAACGATATGATGAATGTAAGGTATTTTTGTCAAATTTTTCATTTAAAAGGAAAAAAATAATTTTTAAAAAAAATAGTAAAAAGAAAAATAAAGTAATTAATTTTGATCTCGAGTCAAAAATTAATATTCAAAATATGACTATTAATAATTTGATTCAAGATTATTATGATAATATAACTAAAATTTCTGAATATATTGAAAATAAATTTTATGATAATATTCTAATTGATATAATTTGTAATGTTTTAGAAAAGGATATGAATATAATTAATAAATTTTTTGAAGAACTTCCTATTCTAGGTTTAAGTGGATATTATGATTTATTAATTAATAGTTTAAAAAGTGAAACTGTTAATGAATGTATTAATTATGATTGTCCATTAGCAAAAAATATAGTAAAAGAAATTTTAGAAGAATTTAGTTAAATTTTTTGTATATTTGATATTATTTCTTTTTTTGAATAAATCATTCTTTTAGCTTTGCTCTCTTCTAATATTAAATGATTGATTTCTTCTAATAGAACTTCGTTACTTGACTTATTATGACTTACTATTTCTACATGATAGGAAGGAACGTCGTCAATAGTTATAGTAAGTTGATATTTTTCCATAATTTGATCAAATGTATTTCTAATTATTTCAACTCCTTTATAATTAGGATTTCTAAGAGTAAAATTTAATCTGCTTGCGATTTGAAACTCACCACACTGTGATTTTACTGAATTATTAAATAATTCTAGATCTTCATCTGATAAGTCTAAATTTAAATTAGTTCCATTAAAATAAGAATTAATAATTTCTTCATAACATTTCTTCTTATCAAGTTTCCAAATTGACTTTTGAGCATATTCTATATATTGATCATCATTATAGTCTTTTCCAAACTTTGAGTACATAAAATCTTTAAAAAGTCTATTTACTTTTAGATAAAGACTATACCTATCGTCCGCTGATTCTTTATCTTCATCAGCAAGATATTTATTTGATAAATCTATATATCCTTTTTCTTTATCAACAGTAATTACAAGAAGAGGATATTGTTTATTTTCTTTTAGAAGACAAATACTTCTTTTTTTCCTTCTTGTTGAAGCATTTGCTAGTTGCACCATACCTTCTATACCATCATATTCTAATAATGTTACATATATGGCATCATTTTGAATTTTTTTTACACGACATATAACTATATCGTCAACATCTGGGTAAGTATTATTGTAAAATCTCATATTTATTATATATACTCTTATATCTCTATAAGTTAGAACCAAATATTTTCAATTTATTTTAAGTATTATCTTTTAAATTTTTGTAAGTAAAAACCAAATGATATTCCTGTAAATAATACAACTACAGAATATAATAACAAGCCCGTTTTACTTAAAACAACTAATTTATCTATTTTATCATCAATTTCATCATCACTTTCTTGCGAATCATTATTAACACTGTAACCTTCACTTTCTTGTAAATCATTATTAACACTATAACTTTCACTTTTTTGTGAATTACTATTTAATAGAAAATCTTCTGAATCAAAAGTATCATTCATATCTATAGTATTATTACTTATTTTGTCTAGAATGTTAGATTTTAAATTAAACTTATTTGAATCAATAATTTGTTTAACTAAATTATAAATTGATTTAATTCTTCTAGATTTATTCTTTTTTTGTTCCATAAATTTTTTATTTGGATTTAGGTCATTATATAATTCTTTGAAAGACAAATTAGTAAAATTTAATAAATTTAAATAATTTTTTGATGTAATATCATCAACTCCAATAAACAAGTCGTCATTTGATAAATTATCAATTATTACATCATTTTCTTCTATTTCAAATTCATTATTTAACTTTAATCCTAAAAATTTATTATTTGAATTTGTTATAATATACATTATTTTAATTAATAAAATATAAATATCATTTAAACTAGGTTTTATGTTAGAAGCTGAGCTATCTTATTTTTTTTTCCAAGAGTAGAATACCTAATATCATATAATCCAAATAAATCTTTCATTAAGGTTGAGTCATTATATTTATAATCATTAGATAACTTTAAATGTTCATCTTTAATATTATTAAAATCCAAAATAACTATTTTTGAATTATCAAATGTTAATTTAACATGCTTTATATTATTAGTTTTTATATCAGATATTAATTCTCTAAATTCATCTAAAGAAGTTATATCATTATCATTTACTTTTTCTAAAAAAAGACCAGATTTTATGTCATTATTTGAATAAGTATATGATCCAGGTAATACATTAACTAACATTAGCTTATTTTCAAATCTATTTTCTGCCTTTGAAAAATCAAGTAACTTATGCATAACTTTACTATCTAAATCAGCTCCAATTAATTGATTTTTATCAATATGATTTCCTTTAAAATTACATAATACTAATCCAGAAACAATTTCATAATCGATTTTATCTCTATTTAAATTTAAGTAAACAGTATCAATTTCATAATTAGGATATTCTAACTTCACATCTACGGTTTTTAATCCTTTGCTTTCATTAGAAAAGTATTCTATTTTAATTTCTTCTCCAACTTTAAATCTGTATAATAAATGTTTAATATTTATTTTTTCTACACTCCATTCTACTTTAATTTCGCCATAATTATCAATGTCATAATTTTTTATTTTTGTAAGAATGTCATATTGCCGAATACCTGCATTGTACAAGGATGATTTTTCATGAATTTTACTAATCATATAACCTTCTCGTTCTAAGTTATTATACTCAGATATAAATTTGTCAATTTTTGAAAAATCACATAATAAAACTGGTTTATAAACAATTTTATTTTTAGAACTCATAAAGTTTTCCTTTAGTAATTTATAGTAATTTATTGGAACTGAATACCCAATATTATCAGCAGTATTAGCTGATATTTTTTGTGAATTTATTGCAATAACTTCATTTTTATCGTTTACTAACGGACCACCAGAATTACCAGGATTAATTGGAGCATCTGTTTGAAACAAGTGTTCTTGTGAACCACTAATTACACCTCCAGTCAATTTTAAGTTTTCTTGTCCTAACGGATATCCTACAGCATTTACTTTATCACCCTGTTTTACATTATCAGAATCAGCTAACTTTAAAAAATTTTTATCATTTTTATATTCTGTTTTTAACAATGCTATATCATAATCTGGACTGATACAAACTATTTCTGCAGAATAATTTTTTTTTCCAAAAATAGGAATAGTTATTTCTAATTTAATTGCATCTTCTACAACATGAGAACATGTTAATATATATCCTTCATTATTAATAAAAAAACCAGATCCTATACTTTGATTTTCATAAGGTGATCTAAATGGGGCATACCAATCATGAACAACATTATGTGCAGTAATTTTACAAATTGTATTATAAAATAATTCAGACATTTATATATATAAAAATAAAAAAAAATTGATTTAAGTAAATTCCTAGAAATTATTTTAGTTTTAAATATATTAAATGTCAAGAAGTAGTAGTAGTAATACTTCACTATCAAGTGATGATGAATATTATGGAGATAATGGAGAAGAGTTTAGAGGCTCTATCTTAAATAATAAGTATGCATTAATTGATAAAATAGGATATGGTTCATATTCATCTGTTTGGTTGGCATATTCTATCAGTGATAATAAATATTATGCAATTAAAATTCAAAATGCTGAAGATTATGATGAAGGTTTAGTTGAATTAAGAATTTTAAGAAAGATTAAAGAGTTAAATAACAGCAAGATGATTCATATGATTGAAGGGTTTGAAGTTATTAAAAAGGAAAATATTAAGAAAAAAATTAGAAAAGGTAAGAAAACATTTGTAAAGAAGTTTGTTGAAGTAAGAAAATTTATTTGCATGGTTTTACCATTGATGGCAGGAAGCGTTTATTCACTAATTAGAGAAGGTAAATATAAGAACGGTTTAGATGATAAATTAGCTATGAATTGTATAAATACAATATTACATTCGGTTAATGACTTACATAATAAATTAAGAGTTTGTCATACTGATTTAAAACCAGAAAATATGTTAATTAGTGGTATGTCTGTTAAGGTAAATGAATTAATAGAAGATTATAGTAAAATTAATTTAAAGCAAATATATGAACATAAATTAAATGAAGAGTTAAAAGAAAAAAATTGGAATAAAGGAAGTAATAATTATAAGAAAAAGGTAAGAAAGTTAAAAACTAAAATTTTAAGACAGTGTCATAATTCTATATTAGATACAATGATAATTTTGTCTGAATCAGAAGATTCAGAATCTGAATGTAATTCTGTATATGAATCTTCTGATTCTGAAGATGAAAAGGATAATGTATTTGAACAAATTGTTAATAGTAATGAAAATGAAGACAATAAAAAAGATTCAGAAAATAGCTCATTATCTGATTATGACACAGAAAGTTCTTCAGAATCAATTAATAGAGATGATAACTTTACTGTGATTGATGATAAATATCTTGAAAATTGTAAAATTGTATTGACTGACTTCGGTAGTAATCTAAAAATACGTGAGTTAGATGATGAAGAAATTCAAACTAGATATTATAGAGCTCCTGAAGTTATTTTAAATTTACATTATACCGAGAAAATAGATGTATGGTCAATTGGATGTATATTATATGAGATTTATACAGGTAGGATATTATTTGATCCTGATAAAGATAAAGATTTTAGTAGAGACTTCCATCACTTATTTTTAATTGAAGAAATTTGTGGTCAAATTCCGAAAGAGTTAGCAAAAAGAAGTCCTAGAAAAAAAGAGTTTTTTAAAAACAATAAATTAAATTGTTCGAAATCAAGAAATAACATTGATTTAAAGGGGTTGATAAATAAACAAGAAAGTAAAGTAAATGAATTAGTATTTGCATTAATTCAAAAATGTTTAATAATTAATCCAAAAGATAGACCTACTATTATGGAATTGATTAAGTATGTAGATGAAGAAAGAAAGAAAAGTATTTGTAAAAATATTTAAATTAATTTATGAAATTATTTGTATATAAAATTTTATAAACAACTAATTTTACAGGTGCGTTTGAGCTAAAGAATAAAATCCTCTAACTCAAAAACACAAGCTAATATTACAGATATGTTTGAGCAATAGGATAAAAACCTCTAGCTCAAAAGAGTGTTCGAAAGTAATCTGACCGTGGGTCAAATTAATTTCTAAAGCTTGAGTTTTAAGACTGGATGACGCCTTCTGTTCCGGATCCGCCAAATGTTGCTGTATCTGAGCTAGGGAATGATCCCCAACCAGATGTAGATCCTGATCCGTAACATGCGATAGTTGTATTCACATTGTCGCCTATTACGGGTTTGGTCTCATTCGGGACCACAATGTTGTACTTTTCTTGGTCTTTTCTCATTCTTTCAAGGATATCTTCAGGAATGATACTTTGACCAGAAAGTAATATACTGACTGGGTTCGTTGGATTTTCTGCAACCATTTTTAAAGCTGCTATGTGTTGAGCTGATTTCTTAAAAGGCATCTTGTTTTCTGATAGTGTCTTACTACTCAAACTTTATCGTCATTAAAGTATCCCAATATGATTTTATTTTTCAATTTTTTTTAAATTGAAAAACCAACAATATATTAATATAGTATCGTAATATATATGAATATTTATACTGATGGAGCCACATCTAATAATCAATCTGAAAAATTAAGAAGAGGCGGAATAGGGGTATATTTTGGCCATAATGACAAAAGAAATATAAGTATGGAAATAAAAGAAAATCCAACAAATCAAAGAATGGAGCTATTTGCTTGTATTAAAGCATTAGAAGTATGCAATGAAAATAATATTAATATTTATACTGACAGCAAATATACAATTAATTGTATAACTAAATGGTATGATAACTGGAAAAATAATAATTGGAAAACATCAAAAGGAACTGATGTTAAAAATTTAGATTTAATTAAAAAATTATATGATTTATTTAAATCTAAAAATGTTGAATTTTATCATGTTAAAGCACACCAAAAAGCACCTAATGATAAAATTAGATATAATCATTGGTATGGAAATAAAATGGCAGATTATCTAGCAACTAGTTCTATTTCTTAACAACAATATTTTTTTACTTTTTTTATTTTATATTTATCACAACATTTACAATAGTATATTTTTTTATCGTATTCATGATTATGCACTTTGATAATATTAGAACAACAATTATCTACCTTAACATATTTCTTGCAACAAGAGTCATTTATTTCAATATATTGTTTTAAACAACAATCTTTAACTTTAACATATTTTTTAGAACAACAATCATCTTTTATTTTAATATATTCACTAGAACAACAATCATCTTTTATTTTAATATATCTTTTAGAACAACAATCATTTGCTACGTAATATGTAGATGGTTTATGACAATTATCTAAATATATTTTTTTATGGTTATCAATTATTATTTTTGGACACATAAGAATAATAATATATTATTTTTATTCTAGTATAAATTTTTCCAGATTTTAGAAATAGTTGATGTGCTAATTGATCTTTTCTTATCTCTTTTAAAATATTTTTTTACTTTTACTAATGTGATATTTTTTTGGTGTTTATAAGAATTTATATATTCTATATCTTGATCTGTATATTTACCGTTTTTTTTTTTTGATTTTTTTTTAACTATTTCAAAATTTAAAATATTACCTTTTGCAGTTTCTTCATATCCATTAATAATTATTAAGTTATTATGTATTTTATCATGACATTTACAACACAAAACTACCAAATTAGACATATGATCTTTATGAATGTGATTTTTATCTTCATTTAATATAAATCCATATTTATCTGTATTTTTTTGAAATTCAATATGATGAGTTTCTAGGTTATCTTTTGATTCACAAATATCACATTTAGATAAAATTAAATTTTTGTTATATCTTGATTTTTTTATATCTGGCTCATTTTCTATATTTAACTTAATCATATTTGAAATTTCTAAGAAATTAGAATCTTTAATAATATATTTTGCAAAATCTAATCCATATTCTTCACGTCCATTTCCTTTCTTTAAATCTCTAACAAATATAATATTATCATTTTCATATTTTACATTTATATGATAAATTCCAATATTATCAAGTTTTCTAATAATATCTAAGTTAACTAATTCGTGTAAATGAGTTGCTGACACAAAACTAGTATTTGAGTCAACCAACATCTTTATCATACTTGTTACGATAATTAATGCAGATTTATATTCCGTTCCATTACAAACTTCATCTGCTAACACTAAAGTATTAGATCCACTTCTTTTTAATATTGCTTTTAGTTCAACTAATTCCAATGCAAATGCTGACAATCCTTTATGTAAATTATCTGTATTTACTATCCTTGTAAAAATAGACGAATAAGGTTTATATTTAAAGTTATTCGCTGCTACAAAATAGCCAATTTGTGCTAAAATTATGTTTAATCCTATTGCTTTCATTAAACTTGATTTACCTGCTGCATTTAATCCATATAATAAAATTCCAATTTCTTCCTTCCCTATTTGAATATCATTTGGTATATATTCTGTAAAAATTATCTTTTCAATAATTGGATGTCTCAACTTTTTAGCATCAATAAATGAATTTTTATATTCAGAAATAATAGGTTTGTGATATTTATTTTTTATAGAACAAAGACAACCACTATTTATGAAGTCAATATTTGCCACTGTATTATTTAATTGTAAAAATAAATTACCAAAAGTATTATAAAAATATAATAAATGACTTTGATATGTTTCTTTTACTAATGGCTTTAATTTATCAGCAGCCACTGTTATTTTATCACTTATTTTATCTATTAACTCGCTTGTTATTTTAGTATTACTTGCTTGCTTTTTAAAATTTATATCTTCAAATCTTACTTTAATATCATTTACCATTATAAATTTTCTTTTTTTTAATTCTTTTTTTATCATATCTGATCTTTTAGTTGTTAAACTTAAATAATATTTATCTTTATCATTGTAATGAATTTGAATCATAGATTTATCTTCATTAAATGAATTGAAATAATCCTTTTTCTTATTATTATCAATAAATAACTCTAAACTATCTCTTAGATCTTCAATCAAATTATATTGGTTATCAATTAAATTTTGTAAATTATCTATCTCTGAATTTATATCTTTTTTATAAAATGAACCTGATATATCATTTAAAATATATTTACTCATTTCATTAAAATCAAAAATTTCATTGTAATGTTTTATAAATGACTCTAGATCTAATTTTAACTTTTTATTAAAAATTTCAGACAATTTAGTATTTTTTACATCATTATATAACTCTAAAATTACCTCATATGAATCATGTAAATTTACAAAATCACATGGGTTTAAGGTTTGTAAGGATATTTTTCTATGAAGACGTTCAATATCTATGATATTTTTTAATCTATCACTTAAATCTATCTCTTTATTTTTTAAATCTTCTATTTTTTCATATCTACCTTCTATAATTTTACTGTCACATAATGGGTTACATAAATTAAATTTAAGTAAACGTCTGCCCATTGATGTATTTGTAAAATTAATTATATCAAATAATGCTTCATTTTTATCAGAATTATTATTTACAATATTTAATTGATTAAGGGCATTATTTCCCAAATGTAAATAATTTAAATTATTGTAAAATTCTGGCTTTCTAATGTTTAATAAAATATCACTTATTTGCTTTTTGCAATAATTTAATAATAAAATATATGATATTCTACCATTAGTTATTTTTTCTAAATCTAGCTCTTCAATTGGAGAAAGATATGATTCTAAATTAAATATCGACTTTAAAAAGTTATTCTGGTAATTTATATTCAATAAACTATTATCATCAAATTTATAAATCAAATGATTTTTATTTTTTAGTTCTAAATATAACAATAATTCATCTTCGGAATATGTTACTAAATTTTTATAATAGATTACAGTTTCAGATGGATTAAAATTATAAATAAATTTTAAAGTTTCATCTAGTGCATATTTATCATCATCTTTAGTTGCAAACGTTTCATGAATTATACTATTGCCAACACTCAAATCAACAATAGATAATCCGATATATAAGATATATGAATTATTTAATTGTTTAATTTCTTCTATAAAGATTGATAATATATTTTTAGAGTCATGAGAATTAATATCCTCAATATAAGTTCCAGGAGAATAAATTCCAGTGACAGCTCTTTTTGGATTTGGTGGGTTAGTAACTTGATCAATTTTAATAACATGAAAATCGTTATTGACCAAAATTTGTATGTATTTTGGAGTAGCAACCAATGGAAATCCTAACATATATGGATTTTTTTCACTTAAGTCAGGATTTTTTTTGTTTTTTTTTGAAACAATAGTATTTAAAATTTCACTTAATTTATGTAAGTTATAACCACGTTTGTCAGTAGCATAAGCTTCATGAAAGCCTCCTACTTGCATTAAAACAATAGTCTTGTCTTTGTTATAAATTTTAGAATATTTTTCTTGTAATAAAAGATATTCTTCAATTATTGACTTTTTAAATTTTAAATACTCATATTTTTTAATAACTAATTCATTATTGGTATTCATTAATTTAAATATAAATATAATTATTTAAGTATATTTAAAGTAGATAATTTTTAAAATGTAAAAAATAATATTTACCTTATTGATGGTCTATAAATAAATAAATAAAAAATAGAATCTTTATTTTTTAAATATCTAAATAAAATATAATGAGCGATTTAAATAAAATTAATTTTGCAGAATATTTAAATGATTCTGATTCAGAATCAGAATCCGGTATAATAGATACATATTCTAACAATGATGAAATTAAAAATGTAAACAATATCTCTTATGATGAATGCCATAAATGTGAAGAAAAACCTATAAAATTAGACTATAAGTCTTTATACGACTCTTCAGATTCTAGCTATAAAAAATGTATGAAAGATTTAAGTAGTAATAAAATAGAACTCAGTTCTTCTGATAACTGTAACGAAATTATTAAAGATAAATCTGAAATGTTAAATACAGAAGATTATAATTTTGATCATAATGTTATGTCTTTTTCATCACAAATAGGTAGAAAAAAAGTTTGTGTTAAAGAAAAAAATAATCAAGTTGAAATAAGACAAGTATATTTAGAAAAAAAAATAAAACAATTAGAAGTTATAGGCAATTCTTTTAAGAAAATAGGACACAGTATTGAATATTATAGATATAATCTAGAGAATTCAAAAGATTTAATTCTCAGGGAAAATGATGATGATGAGGCATCTATATTATTGAATGATACTTCGCTTAATTTACATAATATAATTTTACTTGAAATTAAAAAAACGTTAAATCCTTCCAGGTTAAGATATATATCTATAGAAAATGTAAAATTATATGAAATTCCTAAAATTGAACTGCAGTTAGACAATGGAATTTTACATTTTTCAATAATTGATAATAAGAAAATATATAATTTTAGTATAGGATGTAGATATAACAAATCAGACGATTTAGAAGAGTCTATAGATGAAGCATTGGAAGAAGCTAAACATGTCTATAATTATTTTAATTCTAGATTTAATAAAATTTCTACTATCATTAACTATATAAAAATTAATTCAATGTAAAATTATTATAAAAGCATTATTAATGAGTAATACTTTTGTAAGTATTTTAGTTGCAACTAAAAATAGACCACAATTTGCAGAAAATATTTTAAGAAATTTCTTTAGACAAGATTATCCTCAAAATAATATGGAGTTAATAATTGGAGATGATGGTGATTGTGCAATGGAGAAGTTAATTCCAGAGGTAGAAAATATAAAATATTTAAAATTTGATAAAATTTCGTTAGGTATAAAAAGAAATAAATTATGTGAACAGGCTAAAGGTGATATAATTGTATTTATGGATGATGATGATTTTTATCCAATAGATAAAGTCTCCGAATGTGTTAATGTATTAACAAAATCAACTTGTTTAATTACTGGCAGTTCAGTTATGTATGTATTTTATACAAAACATAACACTATTTTTAAATTTGGACCATATGGTAAGAATCATTCTACATGTGGAACATTAGCCTTTAAAAAAAAATATATAAAAGATAATAAATTTCCTGATCTTGATAAGTCAGAAGAAAAAGACTTTTTAAAAAGTTATAAAAATCCATTAGTTCAGATGGATCCATTTAAAGCTATATTAGTAATAGCTCACGATGTTAATACAGTTGATAAATATCAATTCATGAAATATGGTATAAAAACAAATTTAACATTAGATGACTTTAAGTTAACAAATGTTGATAAATATTTTTATTTAAAATTAGGACAAAAAAAATAATATAAAAGCGTTTAAATTCATAATAAAAAGTATAGATTTAATATTTTTTTAGGTAGGTATTAATTTAATATAAATATTATATTATATAAATGTGTGACTGTAATGATAACATGCAATGTAATAATTTGAAAGAAGAAATAAACTGTGAATGTGACTACTTAAAACCTCTTTCAATTCATAAATTATTTAGTCAAGATGATTGTACTGGATATAATGATGTTTTAGATAAAGCAAAAAAAGTAAGAAATGCATTTTTTGCTGCAAAAACATCTGTTTATAATTTTGTTAATGAATGTGATAATATAGCTGACCAATTACAATCAGATCTTTCTGATAATGAGATAGAATTAGATAGTATGAGAAAACAATATTTAGCAACATTAAATAACTTATCATCTTCTTTATACGCATCATTAAATGTAATTTACAACGGAAAAAGATTAGTTAATGTTGATTTAACTAAGGTAAATTTAAAACAAGCTCAAAGACCACAAAAGAGTAATGAATTGAGATTATCAACTGATAATACACAAGAGCCAATTACTTTAACCTACATTCCGGGGGTAACAATTCAATTAAATAAAGATACTAAATTAATGAAGTTAAAATTTTCAGAACCAGAATATATCTCTGGATGTAATAAACATGGTATTCATAAAAAAGAAAAAGATGTGACTTCTACTTATGTTCTTGCACCATCAATCTTCTGTATTAAATCTTATGAAAACTATCATGAAGATGACTATGATATTAATAATATGGGAACATTTGAAACATGTAATGTCTTAGGATCATATGAAACACAAGCTATTGATGGTTTAGATGTTTTCCAAAATATTGATGTAGCAAAAGATTTCTTTGAAGAAATTCAAAATTATCAAGATAACTATGTTATAGATATGGATAGTTCATATGGAAACCAAATTTTAGAAATTATGAATTGGTTTGATAAAACTATTACTAGAATCGAAGGAACTCATAGATATGTTGTTCAATTATGTAAGATTAATAACTAAAGAAATATATAGTTTTTGCGTTTATTAAATATATACCATTATTTTAATAATATATATTTAATTATTATATATGTCTTGTAATAATCATATGAAGAAAAAATGTAATTGTAAAAATAGTTCTAAATTAGGAGTAGATAATTGCAAAGTAGATTTAGGTTTATATCCAAATACATACACCACAGGTGATGCAATTGAAAATTTAAAAATTTTAGATAATGTATATTTTAATATGAAAAATGCAGTAATTCATTATCTTAATAATGTTTCTGGATTATACATGAATTTAGCAGAAGCACAGGAACCAGATAAATTATCTCTTGTTCAAAATTTAGAAAGGTTTAAACTTTTACAACAAGGGTTACTTAATGAAATTAAAGCAATATCTGAAAGTAAATTTACTGATTTAACAAATGCAATTCCAACAATAATGTCACATACATCAATTGAACATTTTTCTAAAAAAAATGGTAATACACCAGAAGATTACTTTAAAAATCAAAAAGATCTTGTATCAAAAAGATTATTTGTTCAATTTAATGACGGAACTACTATTGAATTTACATCAGTCCCATCATTCTTATTTAACTTAGATAAATATAATGATTCATTGACTTTAAAAATTAGCGAACCAAGTAATAACCTCTTATCATCTAATGCATTTCACAGAGCACCAGAAAAAGAATCATTTTTATTTATTAACGCTGATACTAATGATGGATACTTATATAAAGATGTAAATGGTAATTATCATCCTGATAGATCAGATGCTTATAATTATGATGAAAATGTTAAATCATCTGTTGCATCAGTATTAGAATTTTATGAATCAATTGTTAATATTGGAAATCATCAAAATATTGATCATCCTCAAGGTAATACTTTTATTTCTGGATCTGATATTCATTTGCTACTTAATAATTTAGATGTTCAAATCAAAAAGAATAAATTAGCAAGAAGAATGATTTGTTTAAGATCAGCAACAAATTAAATACTAAAAATTTTAATATTAACATTTTTAGTATGGTTAAAAAATTTAGGCCAGATAAATAATAATTTAGATATACTTTATATATATATAATGGAAACATCTCCTTTTGATTATTCACCTTTATATCATTATAAAGTTCAAGATATGTTGTACAATATAAATGTAATGAAAAAAGCCTATAAAAGTATGAAGTATATTATTTATAATTATATAGATAATGTTCATAATCTTCACAATACATTAATTAATAGTCCAAGACTCAAACAAGATATTGTAAAATCTATTGATCAATTCAAACTTTTACAACATGACTTTGTAAGTAATATTACTAGTTTAGCTTTACATAAATTCTCCGATAGTAAAGATGCAGTGAATTATTCATATAATAACATTACATCAGGTGACGAAAAATATTTAGTTGATGAATACTGGACTAAAATACACATTATTCCTCATAGGACATATACTGTATTATTTGAAGATGGAACAAAGCTTGCAGTATTAAATACTCCATCAATACAAATAAATTTAGATTTAAATAATAGACATTTTTCTTTAAAATATTTTACAGATAGTTATAGTAAAAATTTTGAATTAAATTCATCACATTTATTAAAAGTAATTAAATATGTTAACAATAATGAAATTGAAAATTCTGATATTGCAGTTTTTAATTTAATAAGATTTTATGAATCAATTTATAATACAGCAAATATCCCAAATCATGAATTACATATTTTAGAAACTAAATTAGATTTAATTTTACATGAACTTGATGGTGTTGAAAAACTCATTAAATTAAGAGCACATACTAATTAATAATAATAATTATATACAAAAATAAATATACTAAATGTAATAAATAATATTATAATTAGTGTATTAAAACTAACAGATTTCTTTTCTAACCTTTTAGGCTTTTTTATTTTTAGTTTATTTATTAACTCTTTAATTCTTTTATTTTCTGCATGGATCTGATTTTGAACCTTATATAAATATCCTTCATAAATTTTTTGTGATTCAAAATCATTATTATTATTATAATAACTAATCATGTTATAAATTTCTAATGATAAATTTTCATATAAAATGCTATTTTTTAAATATCTATCATCATATAACTTTTTTATATCATCATCATTTATATACCTTTTTTTATCTTCATAATAATTATTTGGATTTTCTTCTGTTTGATAAAAGCCAAATTTAGGCTTCAAAATATTTTTGTTAAATTCATCTACGTATTCTTCTGTGATATTATATAAATATGGCAAGTATTGAAACTTAGATACGTCATTATCATATGTAAAATCATAATACTTTAAATTTTGACTCATATATATATCAAATTATAATTTCTATAACTTTATAAATTGCTTCTATTTCATTTAGTAACGATTTTAAGTAATTAACTAACTCGTCATATACAGGATTATGTAAATTAACATTTAAATACTCTAAGTTATGATTATAAACATCAATATAATCTTTATCATCTAAATACTTATATAATTTTGTTAACTCAAAATATTTTACTTCATTATTATTTATAAATTTCCTAAATATTTTTAATGATAATATTAAATTCTTCTCGTCATAATTTATAGTTATTAAAGGTAAACTATGTAAATAATTTAGATTTCTATTAAATATAAATTCTAAAAAATATTTTTCCTTATATTTATGAATTTCATTTTCTTTAATATTTAAAAAATATTCTTCAATATTCGAAATATTAAATAAAATATTTTTTGTTAGTTTATAATCAAATAAACTATTTGATAAAATATTATTATTATCTATTTCTATTATAAAATCGTTAATATTTAACTTAAAGTTTTTTAATAGGTCTTCATTTGAATTAAAACAATTTTTACTATTTTTAAATTCTGACTTTAATATATTAATTTTCTTAAAAAAATTATTAATAAATTCTATTACTCTTACATAGTAAATTATCATATTTTTACATTTCTTTTTTATATCATTAATATCTGAATATTGTATCTTATGATTCATACTAACACTCATTATATATTTATTCCACATAAAAAGTAATATAAAACATAACTATTATTAAAATAATACTAACGATAATTGGTATTTTATTATTTGATGCACTATCAAGATCATAACATTGATTAAAATGTTCAATCTCTTTCTTTAAAGGAATATCATTTATTTTAACTTTTTTATTAACTAAGTCTTTTTTATTTTTTAAAAATAAATTTAATTTATTAATACTTTTTTTTAAGCTTTTTTTAATTTTACCTGAATACTCTACATCTGAATTATATTTAGGTTGTAAATTTTCAATCTTATCTAAAAAGCTATCACATAATTTCTGTAATCTATCTAATCTTAAAATTTCTTCATTATAAAAATCAATCCTATTCTGTGGATGAATTTTATAAATTTCATGCTGTTTCTTAAAATAATTTCCAATATATAAATTGTATAATGTTTTCCATTCAGCCTTTAGCTCCTGTGGAACATAACGATATGAATCATAGTCAAAAATATTATCAATTAATTTTTTAGACATATATATTACATAATTAAAATAATTATATAATATATATATATATGTTTAATTTAAAAGAAAGACATATTGTAGTAGTATTAGTACTTATTGCAGTTATATTCCTTTTATTTCTATCAACTAGAACTCCAATGTGTATAACAGAAGGCTTAAATTTAAATGAATATAATTCTATGTATAAAGTCGAAAATCATAATTTAAATGATTCAATTATAAATGATTCTAGTTATTCTAACAATAACGGTTTAGTTAATGATATTGAAACATCTAAAATAATTGACGAATCTGAAAAAGAAGTAAAACCTATAGTTTTATCTAAAAACCAAATCCATGAATATACAATGGATGAAGCAGAAGTTTTAGAAGAAAAATATAATTTAAAACATGAAAATATTAAATCTAATGAAGTAAAAAATTTAAATAAAATTAAAAATAATACAGTTCTACTCACTAAAAAACAACACAAATTAAAAAAAATAGAGAAAAATCCAAAATTTAAAGATTCTTATAATAATGAAAATCTTACACCTACATCAAGTGCATCAAGAGATGACAAAGAATATATTGAAGATGTTAATTCAGATAATTATGATTTAAGTCATAGTAATACTTATATTCATGAAAACCAATATAATTTGATTGAAAATAAATATTCTGAAATTTCAGATAATGACAATATGATTTCTGAAGTAAACGATAATTTAGATAATAAATTAAAAGAAATTCAAACAAGTGAATATCATGAAGAATCTGTTCCAATGGGATATAGTAATTATGACTTTAATGCTTTTGGTTTGTTAAGAGAAGAAATACCTTCTGTAAAAAAAATAAATTATAAAAGTAGTAATAATTTAGATAAAGCTAAATGTTCAACATTAAGATCTGCAGTATTAGACCTTAACAAGTCAGGTTTTATTACTAATAACAAAGTAGAGTCTTCTTGGAATGATACATTTAAAGAAACATGTGGAAATTGGTAAAAATATTGAAAATAGCAATTTAAATATAAATAACTATTATATTTAAAAATGTCAAAAAAAAGAGAAAGAGCAAATAGTTTTTTAGATAATAGTGATAAGTTAGATGAAAATGAAAATAAATTTGATTATCAATACTATTTAAATTTAATAAATGACCCAAATACTAGCTCAGTATTTAACCAGCTAAAAAATGTTAGTAAGAAACATTTTTTTGCAAACAATGAAGTTTTAAGATTGCAAGATGACTTTTATATTAAGCAATCTGATTATCAAAATATAAAATTATCTCCGGATTGTTTTTCTGAATCAGGAGATTTAATTGATATTTTTGTGTCAAATACTGAATTTGGTAAAGTAAAAATAAATAACATTGCTAGCAGTTATCATGACTATATTCAAATAATGTTAAATATATTAAATATACCTAGATGTATAATTTATGTCTATAATATTGTTGAATTTAATAACGCAAGAGATATGAGAAGATCTAAAATTTGTAATAAGGACAATTATGGATTTTTAATAACAGAAAAAAATGATATCTATTGGGCAATACAACATATTAGTAAAATTACTATTACTAAAGATAGAAATTTTAATTATGAATCTATAAATTCAATTAATAAAAAAATATTTTCAATTAATGTTGATGAATTTATTACTCCTAGAACAAAAAAGGTAAAAAAAGAAAAATTTATAGGTAATGACTGGGTTGCAGCAAGTAAAACACGTAATTCTGCGTTAAATGATCACTGTTTAGATTATTTTAGAGCATTTAACATAAAGAAATTTTCCGATAAGCCAAAAAAAATGAGATTCAGTTTTGAACCAAGTAGCAAATATGAAAGAATTCATAAAGAGCCAATAGATGCATCTTCATTTGTTGACTTTTTATTAATTAGTGGTAATGACTTTGAAGATTCGATTATTAAAGATTTAAAACACAAGTTTAAAAGTAAATTTGTAAAAATATGTGAATCTTATGAATCTAGAAACATGACTTTTTTTGAACAGACACTAGATCATATGAAAAAAGGGACACCAATTATTCATCAAGCAGTTTTATATAATTTTGAGCATAAAGTTTTTGGAAGTGCTGATTTGTTAGTTCGTAGTGATTATATTAATAAACTGACTAACACAAATTTATTAAACGAAAATGAAATTAATATTCAAGCTCCACTATTAAATGATCAATATCATTACAGAGTTATAGATATAAAGTTTTCTAAAATTCATTTTAATTCGGATGGAAAAACTATGAGAAATAGTAGTAATGTTAAGCCATTCAAAACACAAATAGCGATTTATAATATGGCATTAGGCGAAATGCAAGGTTACCTACCTGATCATAGTTATATTCTAGGAAATGGATGGGTATTAAATAAAACTGTAAATAAAAAAAGAATAGAAGAATTTGATAAAAGTCCTTTTGATAAATTAGGCACAATTGATTATGAAAAGAGAGATGCAGATTATTATGAATCTGCAATGGAAGCAGTTTCATGGATTAAGGAATTAAATGAACGTGTTGACTTTACTCATGATCCGCCAAATGACCCAAGAATATTTCCAAATATGTGTAATACATATGATGGCTTTTATCATGGAATAAAAAAGGAAATGGCAGAAAAGTATAATGAAATAACAAATATTTGGAATTGTGGACCAGATAATAGAAATAATGCATTTAATAAAAATATAAAATCTTGGAAAAATCCTAAATGTAATTCTAAAACCTTAGGAGTTAAAGGACAAAAAACATCAAAAATGATAGATAATATTTTAGAATTTAATCGTAAACGTAGTAAAGTAATTAATATCGAAAAGATAAAACATAATAAAGATAATTGGAGAAGTAATGACTTAACATTCTATGTTGATTTTGAAACAGTTGGATCAATGTTGTTAAATTCTAATTCTAAAACAAATTTAGATGTTGAAGGTGATTATATATTTATGGTAGGTATTGGTTGGAAATGTCCTAAAGAAAGCAAATGGAATTACAAATGTTTATACGTAAACCAAATTACTTTAGCTGAAGAGCAAAGAATAATGAAGGAATTTAATAATATAATTAATGACTTGGAAAAGCAATATAATACAAAAGCAAAAGTAATTCATTGGAGCCATGCGGAAAGGTCATTTTATAATAAAGTAAATTCAAGATATGGATATATTTATGATAACATTAATTGGTATGATTTACTCAAATTTTTCAAAGATAATAATATTTTAGTTTTAGATAGTTTAAATTTTAGCTTAAAGACAATTGCAAAAAATATGCATAAGTATGGATTAATTAAGTCTGCTTGGACAGATGATATGACATCTGGTATAGATGCTATGTTTTATTCATGGCAAGAATATGCTAAATATGATGATATAAATTCTTCTAGCAAATTTAAAGATGTAATCAAATATAATGAAATAGACTGTAAAACAATGTTTGAGATATTAGAGTATTTAAAGAAAAATCATTAA